TCAAGACCAAGCTGGTCAAGAACACTTCGGAAAACGAACGTGGTATAGACCTTCATGGTTCGACTCCTGCTAACATGCTCATGTTTGGAACTACATCAAAACTCTTTGACGGAGCCAAGACAGAGGAAGACTTCTACAGCTTCCTTGAGATTGGTTATGCTCGTCGTTGCTTCTTTGGGTTGGGTAAACCTGAAATCTACACAGCCACGGTCAATCCAGAAGATGTCTACAATGGTCTCGTTTCAAAAAACCGTTCACAGAACCTTGTAAAGTGGAAAGGCATCCTGAAAGGATTTGCTGATCCTTCTTTTTATGGCACCAAGCTTCAGGTTCCTCGTGAGGTTGGAGTTAAACTGGTGGCCTATCGGCTGCTATGTGAAAGCCTTTCAAACCAAATGGCTGAACATGAAGTCATTCGGAAAGCTGAAATGAGTCACCGTTACTTCAAGGGCCTCAAGCTTGCTGGAGTATATGCTTATCTTGATGGTTCCAAAACCATCTCGATGGATAACCTCATGCAAGGACTAAAGGTCGCTGAAGAGTCTGGAGCTAGTTTCCAGACACTACTGAAGCGTGAACGCAACTTCGTTCGTCTGGCCAAGTATATCGCTGCTTCAGCAGGTGATTTGACCCATGCTGACCTTGTGGAAGATCTACCCTATTACCCCACATCCACTGGTCCCCGTAAGGAGATCATGGATTTGGCAATGGCTTGGGGTGTTGGCAACCATGTGGTCATTAAGAAGACAGTCGTCTCAGGTGTGGAGTTTTTCTCTGGATCTACTCTGCAAGAGACTGATCTTCAGAAAATCATGTTCAGTTACTCTGACCACTTTGCTCAGAACTACACATTCTATCAGAAACCCTTCGACAAGCTTCCTACACTTCTCGGAGCACTGGGCTTACATTGGTGTAATCATGGGTTTGAGAAAGAGCACAGAGCTGAGGAAAATGCCATTGAGGGCTTTAACCTCATGGTGGTCGATGTGGATGGCTCGATTTCTCTAAATGCTGTCCATGAGCTGATGAAGGATTACACATTCATCACCAGCACAACCAAGCGTCACACCGATAAGGTGAACCGTTTCCGGCTAATTATGCCTACCAATTATATCCTCAATCTGGACAAGGCTGACTATCGGGACTTTATGAACAGCTTCCTTTTGTGGCTTCCCTTTGAATCGGATACCTCTGCAAATCAGAGATCCAAAAAATGGATGTCCACTGAGGGTTCGATCATCAAGCTGCATCGTGGACCTAATTTGGTCAACATCCTGCCCTTCATTCCGAAGACCAAGCAGAACACGGAGTATCGCACTTCGATTGTGGATCTTGGTCGTCTGAACCATCTAGAACGTTGGTTCCTTGCCAACATGGAAGAAGGTAATCGCAATCAGAACTTGGCCAAGTTTGGCTTCATGCTTCTGGATGCAGGAATGAGCTATGATGAGATCACCCATAAAATCTACACTCTGAATGATCAGTGTGTGTCTCCTTTGAAAAAAGATGAGATCCAGACGACCATTCTTAAGTCAATCGCTTCGAAGATGTCGAAGAAGTAAGGAGTCCAATGAATAGTGAACATCCAAAAAGTCTTCTAATTGCAGGTGAGTCTGGGGCTGGTAAATCCATGAGTCTCTGCAACATTCGTAATCAGGAGGGTGTGCTCTACTTGAACTGTGAGGGTGGTAAGCCTTTGCCATTCAAGAACAAATTCAAGCGGATCACCATCGACGACCCAACTGAAATCTATGATTTCTACCAAAGGATAATCGACAATCCCGGCAAACGGTTTCATACCATTGTGATCGACACCGTGTCTTTCATGATGGAACGGTTTGAGTCAGTCCATGTTCATGGATCTGCCAACACCATGAAAGCGTGGGGTGATTATGCAATTTTCTTCAAGACGCTCATGTATGATTATGTGGCCAAAGCTGATGTGTATAGCATCATGCTAGGACACCAAGATGCTGAGCTTCAAGAAGAGTCTGGGCAATACAAATACAGTGTCCCTGTTAAAGGTTCTCTGAAGAAGAACGGTCTGGAAGCTTATTTCACGACTGTTGTTGTCTGTAAGAAAGTGAAGATCAAAGATCTCAAACCAAACAAGTTGCTGCACATCAGCAACCGTGATGAAGAGATCGGATTCAAACATGTCTTCCAGACCCGAACCACAAAACAGACTGTGGGGGATCGGATACGTTCTCCTTTTGGTCTGTTCAATGATGACGAGCTTTACATCGACAACGATGCACAGATCGTTATCGACCAACTGAAAGCTTACTACGCAGAGTAATCTGCATGGTGACTTTCACAACCTGAAAGAAGGAAAGACGACATATGTCAAACGTGTTTGCAGGCAAAAAGATTGCCAAAGATACCATCGACGAAGACTACGTTGGTTCTGGTGGGGTGTTCGAAACGGACATCTATGAGGCCAAGATCAAAACGGCCTACATTGGCAAAGCTCAAGCTTCCGAAGCTCGGAACGTGACGCTGCTACTCGACATCGGTGGACGAGAACTGCGTTCGCAGACTTGGGTCTCGAACAAGTCTGGTGACGTGACCTACACCGACAAGAAAACCAAGGAAGTGAAGAATCTTCCGGGATACAACCAGATGAACAGTGTTGCTCTTCTGGTGGCTGGAAAGAACCTTGGTGATCTGACAACTGAAGATCTGGTGGTCAAGCTCTATGACTTCGAAGCGAAGAAAGAACTGCCTCAGTCAGTTACTTGCTTCACTGAGCTGCATGGTGAGACCATCCGTATTGCCGTTCAACGTCAGACGGTGGACAAGACAGCCAAGAACGATTCGACTGGTGATTATGAACCCACGGGTGAGACTCGTGACCAGAACGAAATCGTCAAATTCTTTGCTGGTGACAAGCCAGTCACCATCTCGGAAGTCGCAGAGTTCATCAAATCGCTGGGCGAAAGCTTCGATGATGTGGTGGACAGTGGTAACCTTCTGAAGGCTATCCGCAAGATGCCGGAAGAGAATGGTCTCTATGCGGACAAGTGGCTGGAACGGAACAAAGGCCAGACTTACGACAAGTCCACTGGCAAGAAAGCTGTTGGTAAAGACTTCAAATCGGCTGGTGCTGATTCTGGGTCGAGTGAAAGCAAGAAGAAAGCCTCTTCCTTGTTTGATGACTGAAGACTACATCCTGTAGCCTAACAGTCTGGAGATTACGGTATGCGTGAATTTACTATCAAGCTTCCCATGCGAATGAAGATTAATAAGTATGGGGAGCTGGAGAGTTTGAACCTCAACGTGTATCGTAATCTCCATTTCTACAAACTGAACTACCAGAAGAAAGCTTTTCAACTATTTGTAAAACCTTTTCTTTCTGGTCTTCCTCCCATGGAAGCAGTCTCACTTCATTACGAGATCAACCCCAAAGGTGGCTCTCGTCTCGACACCATGAATGTCGGATCCATCGTAGACAAGTTCTTCTCAGATGCATTAGTCGAAAATGGAATAATCCCTGATGATGACTACAAACATGTAGTTGGGAACTCTTTCTCTTTCGGATCTTTGCATCCGGAAAACCCACACGTCCTTGTGACGATCACTGAAACTCAACTAAGGAAAGTAACGCCTATGCGTATCCTGTTGGATCAATCTGAAATCCAGCAAGCCCTTGAGACCTTCGTTCAGTCGATGGGTCTCACTGGTGCTTCTGGTGTGGAGCTGTCCATTGTTGGAGACGAAATCCAAGCTGAGATCATGATGAATGGTCTTGGTGGTTGGAGTTCGATCAACGATGCTATCACCTCTACCGACACTGCAACCGATCAACCTCCCAAGCGTCGTGGAGGTCGGGTTCCCGGCTCCAAAAACAAGCCGAAAGGTCTCACTGATGTGGCAGCAACTTCTAAAGCTGGCAATGATCTCGATGGCTCAGGAGATACTGAAGCAGGAGAAGGAGAAGATCAGGATCAACCCACCGAAGGTGATGATAACTCCGAAGGTTCAGCAGTCAATCTCTTCGGGGAGGGCAGCGGAACTAGCGATGAAGAGGATGACGGGACTGGAACCGAAGAATCGCCGTCTGGGAGTTCCCCTCGGGGAAACCTTTTCGGGGACTCGGACAGCGAATCCTCCGAGGCTACTGACCCCGACGAAGAGGGTTCAAATACCAAAGCCGAAGCACCTCCGGTAAACCGGAAACGTCCTTCGATCTTTGATGCGGACTGATGTTTATGGGTAAAATTTTTGTTCAAGCCATTGGCATCACTATCTTAATCGGCATTCTGGTTGTAGCCATCTTTGTCGCAGGAGCAGTCCTTGGGGCTGCACTGTCAGTGGCAATTCCGGTGCTGGCACTTTTCACGGGGGTGCTGGTAATACGGTTCTTGCTCACAGATTTCTCGAAATAGAAACCTACCGAGAAGCAATGACTCACCAGATACTCACTGTTCCTGCGACGTGCGACACATGTGCCACGACAAAAGTGCAGTGGGTGGAAAGGAGCTGGAGAAATCCAGCTCCTTTCTTTTTTTCACATTCCAGTGACTGTAATCCAAGGATTCATACCTGGTGCATCCCACAACATGTCCCAACCCAGTGAGTAAGGCAGAGTGCCTTGGTAGATCTTGCCAATCAAGTTATCTGTCAGTGGACCTGAGTTAACACCTAGAGCCTGTGTCATGGCCAGAGATCTCACAGGGTTCTCTCTCATCATTTGAAGAGCCACTTTTATAGATCTGATCTTAAAGGACAGGAACCAAGTAGCACCCATTGCTTCCAGATATGTTCTGGCACGACCGGGCAGCAGGGAGAAGTTCACGAATTCTTCGTTCACTCTCGCCATTGCCTGATCATGGTTCATGCCTTTGGCTGTCAGATCGTCATAGTAGATCGACTTGGCAATAAAGTCCCCATACTGGGTAGCCTTGTTGGCACCCTTGTAAATAGCAGTGTCTTTGCTCAGAAGACCATATTTAGCCACAGTCTGCACACCAGTAGGCAGCTTGTTGAGCTGGCTTTCAAACCAATCCCCAAACTTCCCATCAGTGATGGATACATCCAGCTCAGTGATGCCTTCAGAGATTGACTTATAGGCACCAGCCTCAACCAGAGGATCCACTGAGAAACGTTTGTTCTCATCTTCAAGAACTTGGATCTGCTGTTTCAGAATAGCCACTTTATTCTTGTCTGTGGCAGCCAGCAAAATACGAGCCTGAAGACCTTTAATTTTCTTCAAGTTGTCATTTAGTTTGTCGATCTCAGCAAACTTTTCCTTATAACCCTTCATGATCTGTTTGGTCCCAACACCACGGTTGACCAACTGAAACACGTTAGATTGAGTGTTCATAAATGGAACCACCAAAGACCGAATTACGATCATGTCTTTGGCACTGGAGATGGTGTTCATGGTTACAGTCTCAGCATTAGCCAACCACTTGTAACCCTTGTCACCCATGGTTGCTTTAGCCACGACTTTAACTGCCAGTTCCACAGCATCAGGAAGACGATGGTTACCAGTCCACACATCAACGATGGACGGATCTCTATATCCTAGAGCCAAGTTGATCATGGACTTTGGAACCATGAAACCAACATCCTCACCAAAAGTAGACATGATGTCTTCTTTCAACTGAGGAGGAATTACTTCCCAGCTTTCAGCATAGATCTTGTCTTTAGCCTTATCCATGCGAATGAACAAACCATCAGTATTTGACTTTCTGTTATCCCAGATTTTTTTAAGTTCTGTGATCAGAGCCTTGTTGTATTCATGTGAGAATTTCTCTTCCACCTGACGACCAGCCCATGCACCTACCATCAGAGCCATGTTAGACTCTGGCTGTAGATACTTCTCCATAAGATCAGGATTCATTGCTCTTTCATAGAACAACACGTCTCCAGCCTCATCGTAGACAGGGGTTAGAGTAAATTTAGGATCATTCACAGTCTGGTTCTGATTCTTGGCATTGGTGATTGTCACCACAGCCACACCAGAAATGACTCCAGAGGTTGTTCCATTAACCGTCAGACCAGTGGTGGAATTCACACCCCGATAGGTATCCTGCACTTGTTGCAGCACGCCTTGAGAGTAGCTTCCACCTTGTTTGGTTGTGGTCATATAGTAACCACGAGAGATCAAAGAAGATGAATCAGTCGTGTCATCTCCAACACGAACATACCCACGCTTTTCCAGAACATCACGATTAGCATCTTTGGCAATGATCAAAGATACTTCACCTTTGGAGTGGTTCGGGATGAAGCCTTTGTAACCATTCATCCGAGCAGCCTCAGAGATGGTCTTTAGATTCTCTTCCTTGTTCAGTGCCTGCACATAAGTCAGCACGCCATGGACCCCTGTAGGATCAGAAGCCTGCATACGAGCCACAGACTCACGCTGAAGCTTGTCTGTGCCGTTCAGAGCATAGAGGCTGGTCAGAATGTCCAGTTGCTTCACCATGGCTCCCTTGGTGCCACCAGCAAGCTTGTGGATGGCATAGGCATTTTTGATGAGCTGATGACCAGCACCTTTGCCATTCATGTAGTCAGCGAGCTGCTGAGCCTTGTCCAGCATATCTTTAGCTTGAGTAGGATATGCCTTGAGGATCTTTTTTTCTTGATCCTTGATCTTCTGATTAAGCAGAGCCTGATCATTCAGCATGTCAAACGAAGCATCAGGGTTCTTCAAATCGAATAGAGTAGCAAAATCACCTTTGCCCAAAACATGGTGCAAATCTTTCCACTGTTCAGCAGTAGGGTGAGTTTTGAATTCATTCTGAAGGATTACAGGAAGTTCTTCCCGATAAGCCTGACGAGAAGACTGAACGACATAGTTCACCTTGTCCAACATCTGGACTGTATCTGTGTTGACAGCATCACTGCCGACAATCTCAGACACCAGTTCACGGATAAATACAACTCCATCAAGGACACCACCCATGTGAGTTGCATTCTTGATTGCACCAGCAGCTTCTTTCGACAGATCCTTGTCGAGGAAAGATGTAGCCAAAGTCACAGTATCAGCCACAGTCTTCAAGATCTTGTTCTGAGTCTGTGCTTGGAAATCTTTATTCAACTCCCGAGTGCCTTGAGCCAGTTTGCTAAGCAAACCATTAACGAACTTGTCAGCTTTGCTAAAGGTTCCCATCAGGGTCTTCAAAGCTTTGAATTCGTTTTGGTCATCCTGACGAAGGATCTGGTCAGCCAGTGAGTCAAGGATGTCTTTTACACCTTTGCCTTCAGTGTCTGTGGTAACTACCAACTTCTGCATCAAGAACCCTGTTGATGAAGTCAGAAAATCATTCAGAGAAGTGGTTTTGACTCCGGGTTTTGTAGCAGGTTGAGGAATCTGATCCATTGCATTTCTGAAAGCAGTGGAAGTTTGAGACAAAGCCATGAGGACAGCAATAGCGTCCGAAATGCCTTCATCATTCTTGGTTGCTCCCATAAGATCCATGACAGTTGAATAACGATCCTGAGAGACCTGACCTTTGCCAAACATGGCAGGAGTCAGATTATTGGTCACATGCTCATACATCTTGCCAAGATGAATCAAGGCATTGGTATCCAGTCTCAGTTCCACAGCGAGGACTGAGTGAATAGCGATATAGGTTTTCTTCTGATAATCACTCAGAGCAAAACCACCAATGTCCAGTTGAGCCAAAGCATTCTGAGCCTGACCAAAGTAGCCACTCAGTTTGTTTCGAAGTTTTTTTCTTTCAATGGTTTCAATTGGATCCAAGCCAGTTTCACTAGCTGCATCCAATTTCTTCCGCAGGAGATCAATCCAGAAGTTGGTGAAGTTTTTGGCAGGAGGAGTAACACCATCAGTATTTTCATTAATGTTATCCACATTATCATTACTTTGCAGACCACCAGGGAAATCATCATTCCGAATCATCTCTGTGTTAAACAAAATGTTTGAATACATGTCGATAGGAACCACACCAAGGATCTTCTGAATCCAAGCTTTGGCAACCTTTGTCATGCGAACAATCAGTGATGTCGGAGTCTGTTTCAATTCCTTAATCAGGTGTTCATTGGCCAGAGACCAAGCCATAAATTCGTTCAGAGCTGTAGCATCTCCCATAGGAGTGGCTTCAGATTTGCCTAGAACGATTGCACGTTTGGCATTGGAGTAAACATCCAGAGCCTCTGCACTCATCGCAGATGTATCCAGAGCCAAGAACTCATCCATCAGAACCTCAAGGTTCTTCACAGCCACAGACTTCTTGGTGCCATTATAGTGATCCAAGACAGCTTGGAATGTAGCCATGTGGATCAACTCGTGAGTGATGGTCTCATGGTTATCACTCATGATGAAGATGATATTGGCATCCACATCATAGAAACCTTTGGTTTTCTGATCCAGTTTTTTGCTCTGGTTCTGACCTAGGTTGTCTTTTCTCCACTGGGCGATCTGTTCCTCAGTGCCCATAACGATACGAGCACCATCAGGCAGCATTCCACGGATGGCCCGGATGACCTCTCTCAGGTGGGGTTTAGTCTCCCGGATCAAGGCTTCCACCACTGTAGCCACATCTGTGAGCACCAGTGTCTCATTAACTGGAGTAGTCACAGCAGGAGCTGACTGACTTCCAGCTTTAGTCCACTTACCCGGAGAAGACTCTTGATACCCATTTTCAGACAGATACTTCGCAAGCTCTTGCTCACCCACATTGAAATCTGTGTTTCTATCTTTAGGAATATCGGTGATGATAGTCGCACCAGCATCCATAGCTTTCTGAATTTCTACAAAGTCAGGTTTCAATCTTCCTTTGCGATTACCTTCAGAACTGGTGAACACCACGTCTTCTTTAACGTATAAACCAGTGTTGGCACGATCACCAAAAGCTTTGCGATACATATTGGTTGAAGATCTTTCTGATCCTCTACCAATATATTTAGAAGCTTGATCAGCTTTCGCCTGATCCTTTTTCCGATAGAAGTCTTGGTTGTTACCCATCAAAGGAAGAGTAACTCCACCAAACACCGGAGCCACTGAGACTACTGGAGGCACTACGACAGGTTCAGATGAACCGATATTTTTGTCCATTTGGTCTTGGATCTTCTGGTTGATCTCTTCAAACGTCAGTTCAGTCCCATCAGGATTTCTGATGTATGCCTGACCAGAACCACCCATATGATCCACAGCCAGAGTGATCTGCTTGAACACAGCCTTACGGGCTTGGTTCAGTCTATGAACTTCTGTCAGAGCAGCAGCCAGTTGCATTGTATCCAGAGCAATGACTGAGGTCTTGCTTTTGGAATCTTTTTTCACAATCGAAAAAGCAATTTGAAGTTTGTCTCCCAGACCTTGCTCTTCGACCTTTGCCAAGAAATTATCAAAGTTCGAAACAATTGGTTCCAGCACATCATGGTCCCAGTTCTCTAGAACAGCCTGATTAATCTGATTAGCCAAATCTTTGAAAGCAGTGATTGCCATGTCAACACCATCAAAAATCGGTATTGCCTTTTTAGGTGCGTTATCAGCACTAAAGATTCGATTTATCATCATAGCATCACCACGACCTTGGATTACATTGGGAAGAGCTTTCACTCCAATGTTATCAGGTCTTTGCATAGTAGACTTCGAACGAAGGTTTCCGTTCAAGTTTGAACTCATTTCAGTCTTGTTAACTTGACCAGTAAAATCACCAATCCGAATGTTTTGGAGTTTATCTGAGAAATATGGAGCAAAAGCTAAAGTCTCTTTAACCACTGCATCATAAGCAGCTTGAGATAGTTTGTAGAGGGAGAATTTGCTTGTATTTCCAGCAGCTTCCCACTCAGCCTCACCTTCAGCAACCACTTCAGCCAGACGTTGTTCAAAGAACAACTTCATGAACTCACCTTGGACATTCGTTGAGAACACCAGAAGATCATTCACACCCTTAGTTTTTTCACTTAACACTTGGTTAATTGAATCACTCAGGATTGTCCCAATGGTCTCTTTCACAAACTCAGCAAAAGGCTTCATCTTGTCATTCGGCAGGATGAAGTTGTTCACTTCCAGAACATCTGGAAGTTTCACACCAAACAACAGATCCAGATCCTGATTGATCTCTTGGTAATTTAGGTGATCTTCTACCGACATACTATCAGCCATAGAGGTTAGTTTTGTATAAAAACCAATCAACATGCTCTGAGTAATACCTTCAGCAATACCAGTCTCACCAGATCCGTAAACTTTTTGGATCATTGGATCCTTAGTGGTATTACGACTCATTTGAATCGTTCCATCAGGATTGATTACAAAATCACCAAAATGAGCAGCGAATCTTTGCAAAGCCATCAAACGTTTCTTGTCTGTTCCTGTGGCAGCATTGATCATCTCTGTCATACGAAGGTTAGAAAGAGTTGAAGTAACCTCGTAAAGATCTACCTCTTTTCCATTAGAAAATAGAGTATTCAGTGTCTCACCATTGGAACCAAGGAAGAGACCAACACGCTTGAAATTCTGATACTCCATCCGAGTCATGAGACCTTGGCCGAAAGCAACCATCATGTTTGCCGAGCCATCAGTTTTACCATCCAGTTCAAAGCTAAGACTGGTTTCGAAATTCTCTAGGTGGGAAGGATCATTCTTTCTTTGAGCCTCCTTAAGACGTGCCACAGCGAGCACAGCGTTCACCTGAGCCACAGAGACTACTTCATCTCCAGTGGCCTTCAGCATCGCGTTAGTGAAGCCCTGCTGGTCCATCGTCCCAGTCTCTAGGAATGTTAGAGCAATTCCGACAGCATCACCAAACTTCTCAGCAAATTTTTCTTGGATCGAGGCCAAGATCTTTGAGTGCATTTCTTTATCAACTTTACCCAAACCTGAAGATTGAGCCACAGTCAGCCAGAAAGCATCCTTGTCTTGCTGGTTGTCTATCATGTTCAACTTAGAGTGGGTCGGGGTGATCAACGCTCTCAACAGCTTGTTGTTTTGAGGATTGATCCCTTTCATTTGATGGCGTCCGACGTTGGTTATACCCACTGGGTAGAACACCTCACGACCAGCAGCAGCAGCTACCATTTGGAAGGCATCATTAAAATCTCGCTCAATGGAGGTATTCTTCCCCTCAATAGTCAGACGCAGAGGGTGCTTCTTAGCCAGTTGAGAAGAGTCTTTCTTACCAGCCATCATCGCCCAAGCGTTCAAACCCAGAGCTGAAAAGAAGTTCACCACAGGCAAAGCCTCAGTGTGAGGAGTGTCCTGAATATTTTTGATTGCCTTTTGTTCCATAGAACTCAAAAACACATCTGATTTTCTGTTTTGACTCTTGGGAACATAAGCAATCTTTTCCCCAAATGAGGCTTGATTCTGATCCTCGGGGAACAGAACTTTGTCCAGTGAGTCAACAGCATTCAGACCAATGGTTTCTTGTTCACCCTTAAGATTAGAGATCTCAAGGGATGCAGTTTTGCCTTCATCGGTTTTTAGTTCGATGATGCGAACCAAAGGATTCTCCATCTGACTCAGTGTAGTAAAGATGTCTTTAACCAAACCTTCAGTAATGCCCCGGATGTCAACCATCTGAGACTCTTTGTTCACTTTAACATCCCAAAGTTTGATGACCTTCTTGGCCAGATTTTCTGAAGTGGTGCGAATGGGCACACTGTTCAGCAAATCATGGATCTGTTTGTCAGGAACATCGTCATACGTTAGACCCAATTCCTTGAGCATATCGTCCAGACGGTCAGCCCCATAGGGTCTGGCAGTCGTCATCCAGTTGATCACTGCCATGGATGCAAGATCCAGCAGCTTTTGATCGTAGATCCCAGTGGCCGGATCTACCAAGTGCAAGGGCTTGAAATCCCGAATATCAAGGACACGATCAGGTTCGGCTTTCAAAGCTTCAGACAGAGTTCTTCCATCGGCTTTGCTGAACAGCACTGTGTCGAGACGAGCGTTCATGCCATCTCTAATTTTATCCAGTAGATTCCGAGCAAAGTCATTGTAGGCATTAGTTCCTGATTTCTGGGAAATCATGTCCAGAATGTTTTCTGCACTTTCATAAGGCTTGGATGACTTATTTGTCTTGAAGATGTCATAGAACCGTTGACGTAGATTTTTCCCTTTGGCAGCATCTGGAGTTCTATCTTTTACTGGATCAGTGATTTGAGTAATCTGGCTATCATTTGTAGCGATAACCAGAGCATCACCTTTAGCATTAGTGATTAGGATCGAGTCATGGTTTCCGGCAGCCATATTCCTCTTTAGGGTGAGAGTATTCTTCAACCAGTGAATGTCCAGATCAGCATTACCTTCCAGCTTCACCACCAAAGGATTGGTCACAGTGACGTTGGAAGCAATCAGTCTTGGTGTGCCTTTAGAACCAGCACGCAGAGCATGTTCTTTAGCCAGACCACGCTGAGTAGTCAGGAAGATCTCACTGCCTGCAAACTTCTCGAATTGGTTTTTGGTCCCATGGTAAAATACCAGAGGCTTTCCATTATTATCAGAGATTGGGCTTACTTCGGATACGGACCCTTTGGGGGTTTCAGTATTGGATGCCACTAGAGTAGTATCCTCAACAGCCTTCGTTTCAGGCTGACTTGTGGGTTGATCCTTTTGTGATTTGTCTGCGTTCTCGTTGGTTCCTCCTGCCGGAGGAACCTCCTCGACCGCCGTTGTTTGGTCGTTAATCACAGGCACACTTTCAATTATAGGAGCAGTATTCTCCACAGTCTTGATGGTCGGAACTTCAAGCGGACCTTTAGGAAAAACTTCAGGATAAGCCTTAGCCAGAGCATTATAGACTTCACCCAGCACTTGAGCATCAGCACCCACGGTCTTGGCAAAGTTTGTGCTGTTAATCGAACGTGTGTTGTAGTTGACTGATTTAGAACCAGCCATACCAGCCTTGATGAAGTTCGTTCCACGAACCAAAGTGTCATGCATGATGTGAGGTCCAACACCAGAGGCATCATTCTTGTCGAATGATTCATTCAGGGCATTGACCTTATTGATCATATGCTGACCCAAGTTCCGCAAGTTTGTAGCGATCTGAGCCACAGGAACACGGACACCATCAATTTCCACAGACTTATCAGGAGATTGCATACCGATAATGATCCGGTTAGCAGTTTCATTGATTGAAGGAACCTTGTTTTCACCAGACAGATTTCCAACAATCAGATTACGAGAAACCTTCTCCATATTGGTTTCAGGTTTGGTTGCATCCTGACCAGTAGCCTTGAGAGCCTGATACTTTTCATCAGCAATCTTGACGATGTTTTTCACATAGTTGTTCAGAGGACGAGCAACATTAGCAGCCACTTCCATGGACTTCACGTCTTCTGGTGTAAGATTTCCACGGTCTTCCTGTTTGAGGATCTTGTCCACAACATCAGGGTTTACGTTTGTCGGATTAATCTTGCTCATGGCCACAGTCATCGTCTTCACAACATTAGAAACTGTTTCAATACTAGAGCTGATAACAGTGTTCAAATCCAGACGAGCTGCACGCTTGCGAATACGTTCCAAATCCGGAGAAGCTAGAATGGTTTTCACCTTGGCTTGAATTTCAGGAGCCAAAGTAGCAGCAGCATTATGCAACTCATTGTATTTTTGGGCCACGAAAAGGATGGCATCATCCTTCATGTCCGAGATCGGGATCTTCTTTTCAGTGATAGATTTTACAATCCCAGTGATTGTGTCAGCAATGCTGGCCTTCTCAGGGATGGCATCTTTGAAGACTTCAGGAACCGTGTCAGATTTGACCGATTCATCTGGAGTGCCAAGAATGCCTGTATTAACAGCAGGGTCAGCAGCTACATTAGAGACTTCCTGTGCAGCAGCAACTGTCTCTGCTTGGATCACAGGATTAGCCTTTTCAGTATAATTCTGAGCCGTCTTGATCACTTGGTTCACGATAGGAGCAGCAGCAGCCTTCACGACACTGGCACCAGTCTTGATGGCTTCCACAGTATTGCTCAGAATGTTGCTTTCAGAGACCGTCTCTGAAGCAGCCTGTGAGGCTTCCTTAGCTTTGGTGTAGGCATCTACACCTCTGCGAACCACGGAATTGAACAATGCCTCAGCAGGAGACTGATTGACCTTGTTAGGGTCTAGATTGGCAGCCTGTTCTTCAGGGGTCAAAGACGCTCTAACAGCAGCACGCTCTTGATCAGTTCTGCTCTTCTCAGCACGTCTAAGCAGGTTTTCTTTGATCAGAGGACCAGCACCGATGGCACCAGCCATACCAGCACCAGCAATGGCACCTACTGCCACTTGCTCACCAACGCCTTCAGCAATGATCTGATTCGGGTCAACGTTATTTTTGATAGCGATGTTTTGTGAGATCTGAGAAGCACCACCTTGAAGACCCTCTTCAAGGAATTCCTGACCTACTTCTTGGAAGCCCTCAGTCATATCCTTTCCGATGAAACTTTCCAAAGGATTGGCGTTAAACTTGGCAGCAATCGTGCCAGACAGAATGGCAGCAGGTAGGGAGATCCGGAATGCCTCCATACCAGTCTCATCAGCCACACGCTTCTGAGCTTCTGTCGGATCAATTCCTTGACCTATAAGCTCACGATAATGTTGAGATTGCATCATCTCTTCATGGCTTCGTCCCATCACGTCAGTGATAGTTGACGAATAAGTTCCAGCTCCTTCGACCACACCAGTGCCAAGAGCAGAACCAGCAATTTTGGCAGCCTCTAGTTTGGCACCTTGAGTGACACCAAACTCAGTTGCAGCAATACCAGCCAGTTCAACACCAGCTCTAGCAAGCTTTGCACTCGGACCTAGTGAGCCAATGCCTTGAGCCACTACAGATTGCAAAGCAACTGGGTCAGTGAGCACACGAGAACCAGTGTCCAGAAGGTCTTTACCGAACAGACTCAAACCAGCAATGAACGAGTTGTCACCATTGGCAATAGACTCATTGTAGTCCTGAAGATTTTGACCAGATTCAATATTAGAAATCTGAGCATTCAGCTTTGTGTCTTTGGTATAAGTGTCTGAACCTAGAGACTGGATCTTGCCCACTGACCAGTTGGTCGTGTTTGTATAATCCACAGCGTAGTCTTTGATGGCATTGCCAAACTCATTAACCGCTGATCCTTCAGGGCTGAGAATTTTCACACCTGAACCAACAGCAGAAATGCCCAGACCTATAGCAGATCCAACCAGTCCGACGAATCCACCAGCAACATCAACAGCAGCATCACCAATGGCTGAGGTTAATGACCGTGATTCCAAAGCAGACTTCTCTGCATAGAGCCTATCCAGTTCAGCACTGGCAGTGTCTGTCTTAGGAGTAGGAGTGGGATTAGGATCAATGGATCCAGCAGGAAGCAGAGGAGCTTGCTTCGGAGCAAGAGCAGACACATCCGAGAGGGTTACTCTCGGATTTGGTTCAACTCTTGGGGTAGACTTGATGTCTGTGACTTCTTTGATTTGAGGAGTCATAGGGTTGGCTCTCAACCCAATCGAGTCAAGGAACGAACTTGTATCGGACATTTAGTGCTCCTACACTTTTGTCCTTCTTAGATCCTTGTTGCCGTAATCAAAAGAAGTTTTTCTTCAGCACTCAGATTTTTGTCTCCTTCGATCTGAGCAGCCATCGCGTTCTTCTCTGAAGTTGTCATAATGGCAAGTTCAGAGGGATCAACTTGAAGGTAGTTAGCCAGACGTTGTTTGGTTTGTTGAGGTTGGTTGAGAGCCATATCAACAACTTCTCTCTTTCGAACTTCAGCCTCAGCCTGTGCTCTCTCAGGAGAACCAACAGGAAGCTTGGCAGCAGAAGTCCGAGCAAGAAGAATCTCTGACTGATTCTGTTTTACCAGATCAGCAGCAGCTACACTTTCTATCCGTCTTGAATTAAAGGAATCTCTAGCAGATTGGCCGAACAGTCTGTCAGCCAAGTTGTTCAAAGACTGAACTTCAGGACTAGGATTCTGAGAAGTGTCCATCCAGTTATCATTGACTTGGCTTTGAGCATTAACAGCAGACACAAATTTCTGCATCAGTTCAGGACTTCCCTGACCAATGTTCTGGAAAACCACAGCAGCTTCACCATTGGTCAATTTGTTGGCTTTGGCAAAAGCACTGACAGCATTGTCGATTGAAGCTGGAGCCAGAACAGGATTCTTAGCAGCACCAGGAAGACTGGCAGAGATAGTTGTCCCCGGAGAAGTATTAGTGCTGTTGTCAAACTGTTGAGCAGCAAGGAAGGGTTGGTTGTCAGTAGAGAAAGCTTGATCACGACCGATTTGATCGGTTCTGATTTGAGCAGCAGCAGTGACATCAGCACTTTGAGTGACAGCAGGAGCAATGACACCAGCGTATTGGTCATAGTTTTTACCAAACAGACCAAGACGATGAGTAGCATCAAGACCAGCAGTATCGGCCAGATCTCTTTGAACAGCAGACTGTGTAAGGTTATTAGGATTAAGAACAGCAGCCATCTGAGCCGCTGCACTGACCTGATCCTGACGCTTGGATTCAGCTTGATCAATAAGACTTTGACCAGCTTGTTGATTGGCAAACTGATTATCCAAGTAAGTCTTGGCTTGATCAGGAGTCATGTGCGTAGAATTCATGAGAGCATTAGCAAAAGCTGCACCAGCAGGGCCACTGTTGGGAGCATTTGAAGTGATGGCTCCAGTCGGAGTATTCCCAGACAAGCCGTTGTATTTGTTGAGCCAAAGCCCAGCAAAATCACCAGCACTCATACTAGCATTACCACCGTTTTGTTTGACGGCAGCCTCACCCACAATGTCTACAGCCCGAGCATTAGGATTGGTCAAAAGTGAACTGGCACCACCTGCACCTTGTTGGTGAGCAAGATAGAGTTCAGCACCTGTGGGTTCACGCCCCAGTTTGTCACGAAGAACCTTGGCATTGTCAGAAGCAAGACGAGCAGCACCATCTGTTGATGATGCAGGATCACGAGTGCTTACCCCATACTGTTGAGCAGTTGAAGGAACAAACTGGAACAGACCATCTGCACCAGAAGCATTATGAGCATTTGGATTACCACCACTTTCAATGTGAGCAGTAGTCGCAAGATACCCATCAGGCAGACCATATTGTTGTTCTGTAGCTCTGAACAAAGTTGGACCAACTGGAGTGCCAGAAGCAGGAGCTTGTCCTGTTCCATATTGGTGACCTTCATTATAAGCAGCAGTATAGGCTGGAGTCATGGCTCGGAGTTCATTACGAGCAGCTACACCATCAGTGTATTCAGCAGCCACACGACTTTCACCAGCATTAGCACGAGAGTTTGCATCAGCAGCATTCATCGTATTCTGACGAGTTGAGTTGTTACCCAGAATGGTTTCACGAGCAGTCAGAATGTTTTTACGCATAGTATCAGAAATATTCATCGAACTAAGATCAGTTGTCTTTAGGAAGTTAGACAGCTCTTCTTCAGAACTCAAACCAGCCAAAGCACCAACGAGAGCTTGATCTCCCTTGGCTTGCTGACCTTCATTGTATTTTCCAAGAATTCCTTTGGCACTTTCAATACCATCTTGAAAACTACGGTTCGCACCTTGCATCAGTTGAGCAACACCTGAGAAATCAGGAGCCGCTGTCTGTTGAATGGTAAGATATGTCATGCGGCTGTCTCCTCAGATCAGAGCTTGTGAGAATCAACGTAGGCAGCAGCTTCTGTTGAAGCATTAGTCCGACCTTCGGTTGCATACCGAGCATTGATTCGATCTTCCAATTGTGTGTTGTAGGTTTTCTCTTGGTTCGCCAAGTTTGTAGAGTAAGCTTCTTTCTGAAAGTTGAAGGTTTGCTTTGCCAACTTGTTCTGTTGGAAACTGGACCATAGTGAACCAAGAGTCTGAATGGCCCCCAGTGCAAACTGAGCAGGACCATACTGACTGAAGAATCCAGTTCCACCAGTTTTACCAGCATCTGCTCCACCAGTTCCACCTGCAACTGAACCACTTGGAGGAGTGATCGTGGGAGCAGTTGGAGTTGCAATCGGAGCAGTAATGCCAGTTGAAACCCCTGTGTTACCAGCACCAGCAATAGCAGCACCCGAATTGACCGTGGGCATACCCATTGAAAAACCATTAGGGTTGTTGTTGAAGATGTCTGTGTAGCTCATGGTGTAAACCTCATCAGGTTCGTGGAAGGGTAAGGCTTAGGTTAGAGAAGTTGTTGATCATCGAAAAAGTGAGATCAACAATATCAGACCCAGTGAGGGTTGTTCTCTGGATGAAATCATCAAGACTCTCAGGAAGGTAACTTCCAGTCTTAGATCCATTGCCTTTGGTCGTATCTGTAAAAGACATTGGGTTAAATGCCAAGTCATTTCCCATAAGCTTAGACAGGAGGTCTTGGATCTCATCCATTTTCTTTTCATAATCAGTTGAGATGTTAGCCAGTTCAGAGTTCATCTCAGAAATAGATCCTTGAACAAAGCCTTTGTAACCATTGGCCATAGCAGAACTCAAAGCCAGCAGGTTTGAAGGCTGGAACAAAGTAGCCAGATCACTGAAGCCACCAGCCATACCAAAGCTGATTGCAAAGCTCAGGAGGGATCCGATTAACGATCCCCACTTCTCACCAAACAGAGCTGTTGAACCATAAGACAAAGCTGTCGAGATTAGCACAGCAGCGATAGCATTGGCTACAGCTCCAGCAACGATAGCAGCCGTTCCTGAGAGGCCCAAAGCGCCTCCTACAGCAGCATTGGCACCGAAGATACCTGAGATGCCACCAATGGTAGAAGGAGCGATCAAGGCAGCAACCACAACCACTACGATAATGATGAAGAGCATTCCAAGAAAGGTTTCATACCATTTCTTTTTGAAGATCTCATAAGAGTTAAAGACAATGTAGGTATTGCAGGTAGCCAACTGAGTTGAGCTGATCAGACCAGCATCCTTGAGGCTGGGATAATGTAGAGGGATCAAGAACCCTGAATCATTAGTATCAGCCAAAGCTTCTGCACCAGTGATGGTTACACACTTACCACCATAAACAAAATTCTGGTGAATAGCTCCATACACCCGAAGGCATCTATATTGGTTAGTCCCACTCTGCCAATAGATGTTGAACAGACTCATTGAGTTAATTGTAGGAGTGCTGAATGAAGGACCACCACCGGGACCACCATATAAGGAGGTCACACCTGAATAGGTTGTCCAAGTTACAGGAGATTCTGTTGTGAGCCAGAAATCCCCTTTCTTGGCTCCAACTTGTCCAACACCAGTGAAGACAGTTTCATCAATGAAGCTGAATGAAATCCGATTATCAAAGCTTTGAAGAGCTACATCAGCACTCTTTAATTGAAGTGTCGTTGTCTTTGGTGCTCCAAAAGATGGAGTCGAAGGCTTTGCCGTTCCATACAGAGATGAAACCGGATTGCTTTGAGCAGCGATCCAAGCATTCAGGGTATTCATCTGAGTATTATATGCACTGGTAGATGCGATGAAGTTGTCCATATAAGTCGAAGGCAGACCATGGACTGGAATCAAATTCTTCCAGAAATTATAAAGATACTTCTTCGCTTCATTATCCTTGGTATTCAAAGTGATTGCCCATTCTACATAGGCATAATCAATTTCACTGAGATCAGGGTTGTTTTCAACCTGAGTTACCAGATCCTTAAAGGTTTGATTTTTGGTTGCTTTCTTGTAGAGACTTTTGCTCGCACCATAGATCGAAGCATATGAAGGATCAGTGATTGAAATGTTATTCAATCTGATCGGAATGAATGGAAAAAATTCAGCAGTCACTGCTGAACCAACAGCGACATTGAGAGCATCGAGAGTCGAGTTTCCAGTGCCGATTTTGTAGATGAAGGTTTGGTTTCCTTCAAACGATTGTTCAAGGATTGTGTCTTGAGTATCTAGTCTCCAGTCATACAGAGGTCTCAGGAAATCACCTGTGATCACTGTGGTAACTGTTTCTGTCACCCCACCACCAAGATCATTTACCACTGTTGAGGTAGATGACGAAGTGTAGACCTGACGATATTCCCAGACGTTTCTGAACGTCTTGGTTTTGGAAGTCTCAGGACTTGAACCAGAGCCACCATTATAAACTTCCTTTTCATGGATCGTGTAGATCGTATTAAAGGAAGTAACGATGTGAGGATAATCAGTGACTACTGATGTTGGAGTCGAATCAGAATAAGTCCGAGTTACCACCTGAGTCTGGTCCTGAGTGTAGTTCACCAACCCTGTATTGGTCGTTGATGTCAGAGTATATCCCGATGTTGTCGGCAAACCCCCTGTGACACCAGTTGTCATTACTCCAGTAATAACAGTCTGAATATCTTCAGGAATCATCAGGTAATAATTACAGACTACAAATCGACCATT